GTACAACCACTCAACCAATATATCGATAAATATGGACAAACTAGACTTGTAGAATTCGGTAACGTTGGAAACAATTTTGTTGGTCAATTTGATCCATTACCATGTTTAAAATTACCAATAAAATCGTTGGAATATTTTATTGAAGTTAATAGTCGTTTGAACCTTCAACAAACTAAAAACATTTCAGAAACCTTTCAATGGTGTGAGTTATACCTTTCCAAATTAACAGTGGAAACACGGGGTTACATTAGCCCATATAAAAAATTTCAAAGACTAAAAAAATTGGCCGAGTATATCCTGTGGGCCTCCTGTTATGCTTACAGCAACTTTTATTTGGAAACCGGAGATAGCGTAGACGAATGGATCAAAACAAGCACAAGAGTTGTAGAAAATTTTACTTATTCTGGTGTTGAAATTAAGCCTATATTTAATTTAAAGGAATTAATGGTTGACAACAAGTTTATTTTTAGTTCAACCCAACTTCAAGATAGAATCAAGTATAATTTGGGTCTAATCTCTCCTATGAATCTGGGGTTATATTCAACCAATCTTTATAGAAATTTTTACAACGATGATACAAATTTTACGGTTGAATACCCAGCACAACTCGCTCTAACACGAAAAGAATATTTTGAGAGGACTAGAGAACCTTATGTATTAAATATTTTAACAACAAAAAATCTACAATACTTGAGGTCAAATACACTTTATTTTATTAGAGAATTATTTGGAGTATACGAATCGAGATTGTGCTTAATTGTATCCTCTTTAGAACAAATAGTAGAAAAGGCCGAATCTTACCTTGGTTTGAAAGTTGTTTTGGAAGAAACATTGGTAAACGTGGCTCTATTTAACTCTAATACAATCGAAACGTTTTCTATTGGAAGAAAAGAACCTCAAATCGATATTTTAATTTTAAATGTAAACAATGGTTGGTTTTATGGTTTGTTGTTGCCCAATTAAAAAATTTTTTAATTAATTTTTACAATAATAAATAATAGATCTAAATTCATGTAAAGAATATATGACTATAAAATTAAACGACAAGTCTTTCAATGTTAAACTTGCTGGTACCATAAAAAACCCGTATTTTTGTGGACGGGATATATGTGATGTTTTAGACCACAAAGATTTTAAATACGCATTAAAGACCCATGTACCTTTAAAATATAAAACGGAATTATCAAATTTTTACGGTGAAAACAATCAAGATTTGGGGGAATCCCCCCCAAACAATGGTTAATCACTACCAAAAATTAGGAAAAAATCAAATTACTTTTCGAGAAGGTCAAATGATTTATGTATCCGAGCCGGGATTGTATAGCTTGATTAATGGTTCTCAGAACTTTGAAAATAAAAAGGAATTCATACAACAACTAGAAAAGTGGATCGTCGACCTTAATACGGTCGGGATAGTGGATTAATGGACATTTTTACGTTTATAAAAGGGTATAATTTGACCTTAGCTCTTTACCGGTTAACAAACAGTAGCTAACTAGCAGTGTTAGCTTGTACTCATTTCTAAAATTGATTTTTTATATAAAAAACAATGATTGATTAAAAATGGCTACTTATAACCCCAAAAATAAAAAATGGGAAATTGGACCTATACAAGAATGGGAATCTTTATGTTTACCATATCAAAGATTTTTTTCTATGGATATTTCAACCTTTGCAGTAAAAAAATTACAACTAACGGGAAATATGGCTGAGGTACCCGCAGATTTAATAAAACTTTCAAAACTCGAAGGACTTGACCTTAGTAGAAATAAAATAGATATATTACCAGATTTTATAGGAGAAGTTATGGTTAATTTAACCGAATTAAATTTAAACCATAATGCTCTACAGAGTATACCCGATAATATTGAAAATCTGACAAACATGGTTAAATTAAATCTTTCACATAATATGTTAACTGGTATTCCAAACTGTATCAAATATCTTCCAAATTTAAAGTCAATTGACTTATCTTACAATCCAATTAATGATGTATTTGGCTATATGTTTGATATATTTGACGAATCAACCACTTTTTATCTTGACGGATGCAATTTTACACAAGAACAAGTCGTTCAAATTATGGAACTAATCAACCAAGAAGAATATAAGGGTCCTAAAATTTATATTTCAATTTTCGATAGGAGAGAAGAACCTAATGAAATACAAAATCAGGAAATGGAGAGTTCTTGGCATAATTTAATTGAACATTTAAGGAACACTATTGACCATAATGAAATTGATGAAATTGAACGCGAACGTGCTGAAGCGGAAGCATTTGCCAATAGTATGGTTCTTTCATCGGCTCGTAGATCATCTTCTGATGGATGGACTCGAGTGCAACAACAACAACAACGAGATCTTTATACAATTGAAGACTACACAAGAGACAGCAGACTTCTTGAGTCTTCTAACGCTAACTATGAAAGGCACATGGAAGAAAACAGACTTCTAATTGAAAGAAATCAAGAAACTCAACGTTTATTAAGGTTAAGGAGAGCTTCTACTAAAAATAAAACTGTACCACAAATCTTATTTGACACAGTTGAAAATTTGGTGAACATCGACCATAATAAAATAAAAACATGGTTACTGAGAATTGAGGATATTTTTGAGTTTAAAAACGATAAAGAATTGTTTAAGGTTATTTGTCTCCAAATAACCGAGTTTTTAAAAGAAGCAGATCTTACCGAAAATACAAGCCTTAGGGAGGCTTTGTATATTATAATAGAAAATGCCACTGAAACATGTGGAGATAGAATGGCTTTGTCCATTGTTTATATTGATATACAACGCTCCTTAAACATGTATAAGTTTGACCTTAACAAACTTTTTAAAATTTTAATAAATGGTTCGTGGACTCTACATACCTTAGAAAATTTCGCTAGATATAAAGTTTCAACATTGAAAAGTGTGGATGAATTAGAAGTATATCTTGGATACATTATTATGCTTAAACAAGACCTTGATATTCCAATAAACATTAAAAATATGTTATATTATTCTTGTAGTTGTATTACTGAACAAGACTTGGATGATGCTAAAAAATTTATTTTAAAGAACAGATATACCACAGAAACATACAAATTTTTAAGCGAGCAAGAAGTTTGGGTAAATGGGTTGAACCACAATTTTCCAGAAAAAATAAAAAATATCGTGGACAAAAGAAACCTGAATGAAAACTATGAAAAAGCATTTGAAACTTATAAAAGCGAACTAGTCGAGTTAACAATAGATTGTTGTAAAGATTTTTTGGTTGGATTGTAAAAATCTAATGGATAATTTTAAAGTTCAAAAGAACTTTAAAATTTTTATTTTGACATCGTAAATTTAGATCAGAATGAAGAGTTGCTTGAAGGTAACAAAGGCCTCAAAAAAGAAGTAAAGAAAGTTCAACGTAAGTTGGGTATTGCAGTCGAAGATAGAGCTCCACAACCCGAAGATGAGTCGAAACGTGAAAGATTTGTTCTACTTAAGTACAACGATCCCGAATATATGGGTTACTATACCATTCGAGCTCAAGATAGTTATACTACTAAGAAGCTCAAAATTAAACAAGTACATTTTCCCAATTTAGTGGTTCTTTTAGACTTCAAATGTAGTCCAAACTCTAAAACGTTATATAATCGAATTAAAAAGTGGATCGTCGACCTTAAATACGGTCGGGATAGTGGATTAATGGACATTTTTACGTTTATAAAAGGGTATAATTTGACCTTTGATATAACGTCGGATTGGTTCCTAGATTTACGGTATCCTTTGAGCAAGAGTCAGCCCATCCAAATGGATGGGCTGAAAAAGGTTGAAAGTCGACCTATTATTGTAACGACAAATTTATTAAATTGGATGGGTTTTAAAGGTAAAGTAACTCTATTAAACAATTTAATTTTTCAAAGGTTCTTCGAAGCCATGAAATTCCATACGATGAAATAGGTTACGTAAGATTAAATACCGAAAACGCTGAAGTTGTGAGAGACTACTATCTAAATCTTGAGGAATCTATGTTTGCATACGGAGAGTACACAATGAACTACCTAATAGAGAAGACTGAAAGAACATGTAAGATTCAAGTAATCCTGATAATAATATAATCAAAAGAATATTCTTTGAAAACCATCTAAAACAACATCATCCCGAGGTTAAAATTGATCATAAAAAACGTGTGATATGGGATATAGTTAAAAAATTGGGAACAATGGTTAATCCAAGGTGGAGATATAAATATTAATTTTAACCTTTATAAAGGTTAAAATTAAACCTTTTTCAAACGTACACAGAAGTTATCTTTGACTCTATCCTACACACAGGGCATCTGCTATCCATTTTTGTGGCGCAATTCGAGCATGCAACTAAATGTCTACAGTTAATATACATGCATGTTCTCATACACTCGTTACAAACAATACAGATCGATGTAGCCATATATTTTTCGAGACGTGTAGAAAGTTATGGTTAGTCCAGATCATATTTTTATCTTTATTGACAAACATTTATTCTTTTGGATAAAATTAACCATAAAATCATTTTTATTTTTCTATAAATTAGGTTTGTATTGAGCAGAAAATGTTAAACTTTCAATTTATAAGAAAAGAGTCCAGTAAATAAAATGTTTTCATGCAAGCTAAACAAAGGTATATCTGACTTTAAAAATGTATTTGATCTTTATGGTCAAATAGGTATCACGGAAGTATGTTTGGATATTAAGAAAATTGGTCTATACGTGTACACAACTTTCGACAAAAGTATTCATACTATGGCCTCTTTCTCCAATACATTTTTCTTAGAATACAAGTGTGAAAAAGAGTGTATTTTCACCTTAAATATTAAAAGTATGAAGGATAATTTAAAAAATATTACAAGTGTTGATACGATTGAATTGTCCATTAAAAAGGAACATTTAAAAAATATTACAAGTGTTGATACGATTGAATTGCCCATTAAAAAGGAACGGGAATTAAAGATAAAAGTAACCAAAAAAACAATCGAATTTGAAAAAAAGATAACTATGAAGGAAACCCAGTTTTACAATTTACCTATTGTTTTAGATCAAGTTCAACCATTAAATATAAAGTCTGGTGATTTTTTGGAATTTTGTCGATCAATTAGTGGAAAGTATAATATGACCATTAAAACTGTTAAAAATGTACCCGAAATTTCTTTTGGATCTGAAAAGAGTTGGGTAACCATAAAAAGCGATGTCGACAATCCAAATTCTATTCTTTTGTTTGAAGGTGAATTTAAAGCAGAATATTTTTCAAAATTAAAAAAATTTACTAAATTCAACAGCACTATGAGGGTATACATTAACCCCGAGCAGCCTTTAAGATTTGAAACAAACATTGGATCCAAGGATAAAATCAACATATGGATCAAGTCTAAAGAACAAATAGAGGCTGAATACGAAGAAGAAGAAGATCTATTTTAATAATTTTTAATGACACAGGTCTTCTATTAAAAGTAAAAGAAGAAGACTTTTACTCATTAAAAATAAAATATTTTCGAAAGGGTTAAAACCAACTGCACTTTTAAATATTGAAAACTCAAGTAATAAATGGTATACGTAGTTGTATGTGGAGTTTTATTGGGTATTCTTATACTCAAAATTAGAGATCAGTTAAATAATGATTACACTGCACCACCTTTTCAAAAAAAATCTATTATAGAAGAAATTTATAAAGATTTGGTTGTTTTGTTCCATTATCGTAAACCCGGTAAATTTGTTGGTCCATTGGAACCTTTAAATAATATCGATATTTTAAAAAATTTAGTTATGGTCGAAGACAACGAATCTTATACAATAAATAAAAAAATTATTCATTTGTGTACAAAAGAACCACGAAGTGGAAAATATTACGACAAAAATACTTTAATGTTTGTCGTCCTCCACGAATTGGCACATGTTATCTGCGACGATATAGGTCATACGGACAATTTTTCAATTATTAATAAAGCATTATTAAACCACGCTATTAATCATGATTTTTATAATCCTAGCGAACCATTTATTGAAAATTATTGCACTCTTTAAGTTTTAATGCTTTAAACAAGCATTAAAACTCATTACTCTTTCGCGCCTTCGGAACTCAAAGGTAAGCCTTTCAGACCTAACGCGGGTTAACCCTTTTCAGACCCGTGGGACCAAAAGGGTTAAACTTTATCGTCGACCACCCCCAACACCTGCGACTGGACCTAATGCTGCTGGCAAAAATAGTTTGTACCAACCACGGTCTTGTACTACGATTGGGGTCTGTTGTATACCTTCTCGATCGTACTTTTGTTTTTGTCCTACAGCGAAACCTTTTCGAAGACATTCAGCCTGTGTTCCAAGTTTATCTTTATTTTGTGGTAAAACATCTCCATTACCACAAAATATTTTTGTTGTATCTATAGCTTCGTATTCATCATTAAATTCTAAAATTGGTTCTCTTAAACCTTGTCCTATACCTTTTTTTAAACATTGGTACCTGGTACCCATAATCTTACTTCCATCTATTAATCCTCTATCCTTAGCGTTATTTCCACAATAAATTGGTGTTCTTTGTTGTGGTGAAGGCGACCTCCCTCTCCTTCTTGAAGGTGAAGGCGACCTCCCTCTCCTTCTTGAAGGTGAAGGCGACCTTCTACTAGGCGGCCCACATTTAGCTTCCAATCCTCTATAAGTTGGACCTCCCCTTTTTATGTTTCGACCAGTAATAGGGTTTATTAAAGGTTGTCGATGCCATTCTAAACATTTGGTTTGATTCATTATTTATTATATCAGTTATTTGACTACCAAAGTGCAAATTGTACAGTGTTTACCAATGTAATATTTGTTCAACCCTTTCAGACTCTAGTCCTCTATTCTTCGACTCTAAGAACTCGTTTTCGACTATTTAGGTCAAATTAAAGTAAACTCTGTCATTTATCCATAAATGAAATTTTAACCATAAAACTAAGATTTTTCGCCATGTCTATTTTCAAGTCTCAAAAC